TTAAGTATGTGGGCGATGTCAATACGGCTGGCTATCAAGCTCCTGATATGACCATTCTGGCAGAGCATATTACAGAAAACGGCGTAACAGAATTTGCCTACCAGCAAGAACCTGACTCAGTTGTTTGGGCAATTCGGGGCGATGGTGTTTTGCTTGGCATGACCTATCGGCGTGAAGAAAATGTGGTGGCCTGGCACAAGCATGAGATCGGTGGAACTTATACAGGAACGCATGGCAGTCTGGCATCTGCAACTTATACGCATGGTATGGTAGAAAGCATTGCTGTGCTTCCTACCGATACAGGTGAAGATGAACTCTACATGATTGTAAAGCGCACCATTTCTGGCAATACAAAGCGTTATATTGAGCGCATGAAAACATTTGATTTTGGAACAGTCAGCACAACAGCGCATTTCGTTGATTCTGGTTTGGCGTATAGCGGATCAGCAACAACAACGCTAACAGGGCTGTATCATCTTAAAGCACTTAGCTTATCGGTTCTTGCCAATGGTGCAAGTCATGCCGATAAGACCGAAAGTTCTGGCGCAATCACAACAGACTTTTCTGTGACCACAGCAGCCGTAGGATTGGGCTATACATCAAAAATCCAAACCTTGCGCCTTGAGGCTGGTAGCGTTGACGGAACAAGTCAGGGCAAGCCAAAACGTATACATAACATTGTTCTAAGATTGTTTAGAACTGTGGGTATTGAAGTAGGTACAGACGCATCCAGCGTTGACCGCATACCGTTTCGTGACAGCTCAATGGATATGGACACGGCTGTGCCATTATTTACAGGTGATAAAGATATAGAATTTGATGGCGGCTTTGATGATGACGCAACACTTTATGTGCAGCAAACTCAGCCTCTGCCCATGACGATCTTAGCTCTTTATCCAAGATTAAACACATTTGATATTTAGGATTATTGATGAGTGTATTACCAGCAATGATTGCGTTGCTTCAGCTTGGCTCTGGAGTCAAGGCGCAGAGTGCAGCGAATAAAGCGGCAAAAGCTGCCAAAGAAGCTGGCGAGTTTAACGCTGAAATTATAGAGCGTGACCTTGATTTGCTGGATATTCAAAAGCAGATTGTTAATAAAAACTATCTGCAAACGGAGGCAGAAAACCGTTATAACTTTCGGGCAATGCAGGGCCAGGCGAGAGCCAACTATGCCTATGGCGGTGTAGAATTATCAATGGGTTCGCCAATTGAAGTTATGCGCCAAAATGCAAGATTGTTTGAATACGATCAGCATAAATTAAAGTTTGAAAAAACTATGACCGATTTACAGATAGAAGATCGTAAAGAGTCTGTGCGCCTTAATGCAGAGCTAAGCCGAATGGAAGGCGGCATGGCTGCGGCCTCTGCTCGATCACAAGGTCAAGTATCACTATTACAAGGGTTTGCAGGGGCTGCTGACACAGCATACACTACAAATATGTTTGGGCCATGAAAATACCAGTATATCAACCAGGCAGGGTAGGCGGCGGCAATACGCTACCAGGCGTTAGCCGTACAGCTCGTAAAAACCCTGGGGCAATGGCTCAAGCTGAAATGGATAAGGCAAAGCCTATGCTTGTGGCTATGGAAGCGGCTACGCAGTTTCAACAAAAACGCTATGAGTTTGCTAGGGATAATTTACTTGATGAAGCATTGCTTTCAGCGCAAAGACGGCTTAGAACAGAAAGCCGTTTATTAGCCAAAGATCCTGATTACAATAATGTGTTAGACGGTGAAAACCCAAAATGGCGAGATACTGTTGAACAAGTACGGTCAGGCGTATCGGGTAAGCTATTTAAAGATAAATATTCGCAAACAGCATTTCGGCAAAAGTTTGACCAAATAACTTTAAATAATGAGTTTTGGTTACGAAATGAAATTGACACTAAAATTGTTAACACTAAGGCTTTGCATTTAGATATGATAATGCTTGATGCAGAATATAATATGGCCAATCCAAATGCTGAAATATCTGAATTTGAAAATATTTTAAACAATGTTGGTTCAACAGCTCAAGAACTTATAAATAAACATGGCATCGCACCTGGGCCTGTTATGACAAAAATAAGGACGTTGATGAACAACGTAGCTGAACAGACAGCTAAAGGTTATGTTGGTTTTGATCCTATCAAAGTTTTTCAACTTGAACATTTTGAAAATCAAGGAATATTAGATCTTCTTGCAAGTGATGATGAACAAGTTAAAGCAAGTGCGCTTGCTGTTATTCCTTCAGATATGGTTTATACGGCAAATGCGTTGAGTAAAGTTTCGCCAGGAAAACGTGCTGAAATAATTGCAGAGTCTTTAAAATTATCAACTGAATTAAACGATTTTGTAGAAAAACAAAACGAAGCGGATGCAAAAAATTTAGAAAAAGCTGCAAC